TAGAGTATCAAGCGTGGATTTTTTAGGTAAATAAATTTTTCTACCGGCCTTCATATCAAAAACTGGATCTTTGATTGTGTTGGGATTTCTAAGAGCAAATACCCACCACAAGCTAGAATCACCATACAAGTCAAAAGCTAATAAGTCTGGACGATTTTGATATGTTTTGTTTATTTCAAATAAAACATCATCTACATTTTTTGGCATATTCGGAAATTCTGCTACATCTAGGTAATTTCCATAAAATTTGGTGCGAGCATATAAACTATTTTTAGTGTAAGTAACTTCGGCCATTATATAAATCCTCCTCTATTACTATTACCATCTTTAATAGTTAGCCCACGTGCGTATTTCTCAAGTGTAAAGTTATCAGCAATATTTTTTCTACTGTAAACTGGCTGTAGTGTTACTGTTATAGTACTATCAGTCGGTAAACGTACTGACTTACCATATGAATCGCCTGTCATATTTCCTGGAAATACAGAATTCCCCCCAGGTCCCAAATCAACACCAATAGGAACTGATACATAATCAACTTCACCTTGCATTGTGTGTGAAAATTGTGTTACAACACATGGAATATGTGGCAAATACGCTGCTCCGTATCCATCTAAAAATACCAGTGGAGGTGGAGATCCTGCGTATTGATCAGCGCCAAAAAACATCTTGGTACAAATTCTAAAAAACTGAATAACTGCCATCAAATATTGACCTTCTGCGATGTTCTGAACAGTAAATTCTCCATTTATCTGAACAGCTCCAACTTCACTTCCTTCATAGAAGTAACTATTGTAATTGGAGTGTGTAAGAACTTGAGAACCATAACGTGCGGTATGAGACAATGTTATAGTGGGCGTATAGGGAAAAACAACTCCAGCAGTTCCTATTCTGCTGTTTAATGGTCTCAATAATGTATTGGCAGGATTATCATAAAACATACCAGCCATTGTCTGACCCATACTGATTCTTACGCGCCAATCATCTTCTGGTGAAATTTGTGTTCCATCAGTGTTTTGAAAATCTATGTTAAATACACTACCGGCTATATCAGTTAGTAAACCGTTAGCGCCAGATGTTAATCCTGCCGTTGCCAATCTAGCACCGACAGAATCAGCTGGGCTTAAACTATTACCTAATGCTGAATTTCCAGGTGAAGTTATAGTGCTTGCTGAACCATCAGATTCATAGAAACCGGGATTGACGCCACTTAATGCCATAATATTCCATAGTTAGTGAAAATATTTATCTCATAATAATATATGTTTATTATGTTGACAAACAGTTTTCTATGTGTTACCATGTTTTGTTTGAAGGAGAATTAAAATTAAAACCAATTACTTAAACAACAAGGATATTCTTAAAGAAATTCATAAAAGCAAAAATTCATATTGCAGTTATCTAGACTCAACCTGCGAACACTACGACATTATTCTAAGCAATGTGTCTGATATCAATAAGAATATAGAAGAGGCAATTAAAAATCGTGCCGAACGATTGTCAAAGTTGGAACTTGAAAGAAGTTCTACTGATTCACAAGAAAAGAAAAAACTAGACGACTGTCAAATTAAAGAAAGCGATATTAAAGTTACTGATTTAGTTTTTAGAGTTATGACATGGGAACATGTGCCAAATGATACATCAAAATTATCAAAAGCAAAGGACATTGTACAAGATGACGATGATGACGAAATCATCCATACTGAATACGATGAAGAAGACGTTAAACCAGCCAAATATATAAAAGTTAATTTTCCACCATTTGTACACTATAAAGTTGATTCGGAAGTCAATCCTTACCTCGTAGGTAGAAGTCACTGGAAGGGATCTTTAACTGATGGACATTTTAGTAAAGATCATGGAAAAATGACTAACAAACTTGCACATATGTTCATGAAATTATGTGAACGCTATGCTACCCGTAGCAACTGGCGAGGCTATACATACAATGATGAAATGCGTAGTCAAGCACTACTTCAGTTAAGTCAAATTGGTCTTCAGTTTGATGAGAGCAAAAGTTTAAATCCATTTGCCTACTATACTGCGGCGATAACAAATGCTTTTACGAGAGTTTTAAATATTGAAAAACGGAATCAAAATCTACGTGATGATATTCTAGAATTAAACAATTTGAATCCTAGCTATACCAGACAAAATATGGCCACTGGCAGCGGAATGTACGAAGAATGATTTGGTAATATTGAGATTGACTTAGCCATCTCAATTCGTTTACAATATCTAGATGAACAATTTATTTAAAAAAGCATTAGTTTGCACGGATATCCATTTTGGATTAAAGACAAACAGTCAACTACATAATGATGACTGTTTATCTTTTATAAAGTGGGCGACTAAATTAGGAGTAGAACAAGGCTGTGATACCGCATTATTTCTAGGAGACTGGAATAATAATCGTGCGGCAATAAACATCCTTACTCTCAACTATAGTATTAAAGCACTTGAGCATCTTAATGCTAATTTTAATAGAGTATTTTTCATTCCCGGAAATCACGATCTTTACTATAAAGACAAACGTGATATTCAAAGTGTCGAATGGGCCAAACATCTAGATAAGGTAGTTATTTGTAACGACTGGCACAAGGAAGGCGATGTCATCATTGCTCCTTGGATGTTAGGCGACGATTACAAAAAAATTCCAAAACTAAAAGCCAAATACATTTTTGGACACTTTGAACTGCCTCATTTCTTGATGAATGCAATGGTAGCAATGCCAGATCACAGTGAAATCAAACGTGAACATTTTGAACACTTTGATCACGTGTTCAGTGGTCATTTTCATAAACGTCAAACATATAATAACATTACCTATATTGGTAATTGTTTCCCACACAATTATGCTGATGCTGGTGATGATGCACGTGGTGCAATGATTCTTGAGTGGGGCAAAAAGCCAGTTTATCATACGTGGCCTGATCAACCAACCTATCGAGTTCTTACACTTAGTGATCTACTCAATAAGACTGATGAAGTATTAAAACACAAAATGCATGTGAGAGTAAATATTGATATTGATATCTCATATGAAGAGGCAAACTTCATCAAAGAAACCTTTATCAAATCACATGGACTACGTGAAATCTCAATCATGAGAAACAAAAGTTCAGACATGGATCAATACGAAATTAAAGGTAATATAAATTTCCAAACCGTTGATCAAATCGTTACTAATCAACTTAATCAGATTAATAGTGATCAATATGATCCTGGTCTTCTGTTGGAATTGTATAGAGGACTATAAGTAAGTTATGTTAAAAATCAAAACAATCACAGCAAAAAACTTTCTTTCAATAGGAAATCAAACACAAGCTGTAAATTTTGACAGGGAGAATTTAACACTAGTTCTTGGTAGTAATATAGACTTAGGCGGTGACGATGCTGGCAGTCGTAATGGCACAGGAAAAACTTCCATTATCAATGCGTTAAGTTATGCTTTCTATGGTCAAGCTTTGACAAACATCAAAAAAGATAATTTGATTAACAAAACCAACGGCAAAAATATGTTAGTTACCGTTGATTTTGAGTGTAATAACAAAAATTACAGAATAGAACGTGGAAGAAAGCCTAATGTTCTAAAGTTTTTCATAAATGATCGTGAAGTTGAGAGTTCAGATGACAACAGTCAAGGTGACAGTAGAGAAACACAACAAGAAATAGAAAAACTGATTAACATGAAACACGATATGTTCAAACATATTGTGGCTCTGAATACATACACTGAACCATTTTTAAGTCTTAAGGCTAATGATCAGAGAACTATCATTGAACAATTACTAGGCATCACACTTCTGAGTGAAAAAGCTGATCTATTGAAGGAACAAATTAGATTAACTAAAGATGGCATTCAACAAGAAGAATTTAGGATCAAAGCGGTTAAAGATGCAAACACCCGTATTCAAGAACAAATCAACTCAACTAAACGTAGACAAAAACTGTGGCTCGACAAGCATGAAAGGGATCTACTTGATCTAAGTACAGCTTACGAAGATTTGTTAAAATTGAACATAGATGAAGAACTTGCGGCGCATAAAAATCTTGTAGCGTTCAAAGCAAAGAAAACATTATTGTCCGATCTAGATAAAAATAAAAAATCTTTATCCAAGGATTTAATAAGAGAACAAAAAACACTAGATCAATATAAAATCGATATTGATTCATTAAAAAATCATAAATGCCATAGCTGCGGTCAAGAATTACATGATGACAATCATACTCAGCTACTGGAAACAAAAACTAGTGAACTTGCAAAAACTCAAAAAATAATTGATCAAATCAAAATTGATCTTGAGAGTGTAAATAGTAAAATTACGAATGCAGGTGAACTCGGTGAGGAACCTGTTGTATTTTATGCAACTGAATCCGAGGCTATAACACACAAGAGCAGTATAGAACATCTACTGTCACAACTAGAGAAAAAAGTAACAGAAACTGATCCATACGCTGAACAAATAATTGAGATGGAAAAAGATGGTATAGAAGAAATTTCCTATGATATGATTAATAAACTAACACGTATGCGTGATCATCAGGAGTTTCTATTAAAACTTCTAACAAACAAAGATAGTTTCATTAGAAAACAAATCATAGATCAGAACTTGGCTTTCTTAAATGGTCGTCTAGCTTATTATTTAAGTGACATTGATTTGCCACACACTGTGAAATTTAACAATGATTTATCTGTCAGTATTGAAGAATTAGGTCGTGAGTTAGACTTTGATAATCTATCACGTGGTGAACGCAATAGACTTATCTTAAGTTTAAGTTGGGCATTTCGTGATGTATGGGAAAGTTTATATCAACCAATTAATTTGTTGTTTATTGACGAACTAGTTGATTCTGGCATGGATAGTTCAGGCGTTGAAAACTCACTAAAAATTCTAAAGCAAATGGCCAGAAATGGTGGAAGATCAGTGTGGTTAGTAAGTCATAAAGATGAACTAGCAAGCAGAGTGAATAACATACTACACGTAATCAAGGAAAGTGGATTCACTAAATACGATTCGGACATTGAGGTAGTAAAAAATTAATAGACAGTAGGCATGTTATAAATACACAGTGACATGGTTATTTGAAGACAAACAGATTGAAAATTTACCAGATAATGTAGTTGGATTTGTATATCTAATCACTAACAAGTTATCTGGACGAAAATATATAGGTAAAAAATTATCAAAATTTAAAAAAATCAAATTAAAAACATCAAGGCTCAAAAACGGCTCCAAGAAAAAAACAAAAATTAGGTACGAAATAGACAGCGACTGGCAAACTTATTATGGCTCAAACACGGTATTAACAGAAGAAGTAAAAAACTTAGGCTCACACAATTTTAACAGGCAAATATTAAAATATTGTTATTCAAAAAACGAACTTAACTATTATGAAGCCAAGTATCAATTTGATTATGGCGTATTGCTATCAGATGATTGGTACAATGAGTGGATATCAGTTAAAGTTCGTAAGGTTAAACAATTAATTCATCACGGCTAATACAGCGACGCATCGCATACTTGCGCAATCTTCAGGCAAACATTTAAACAGTTAATGGCTAGCATCGGCCTAATTTCGGATGCCCTAAAACTGGACCGCCGGGTCACAGGGAATGGAACCTCGACGCTGTTACGAGAACTCAATCACTATCCTTGACAGGACGTAGACCGCCAATCCCGCGGTTTGATTGTTTGAACAGGTATTATGGGTAAAAAGACGCGATAGTGATATCGCACGGTTATATTGGAGGACAGCATCACCGATATAGCCCGCCGTTGTATGAAAGACTGGATGAGTAGGTACCGGATAACCGCCTGCGTTACATTTCCTGTGTTGCAAAGCACAGATGTTGTTGTAGTCCTGATGCTGTGTGGTGGTCAACTCAGATGAAAACACCCCACATCGTAGCCTAGCTACGATTTTTTTGCCCTCCGTGGGCGAAAGTGAGGCAGTAATCTAGATGAATGGTATAGGTGGTACTTATTAAAATATTAATCCCTATAAATCATCGTCAAGTTAATCTGAGGAGCATAGACGACGAAGATTAACGATGACGATATGAGTGTGCGAAGCACACTTCATCATAATGTATAAAAATAGAATAAAAAGTTGTTGTATAAATGACTAATGGCGTCTAGAGAAATCAAATAAACAGATGACCGGTTTCGTTGGTCTTTTCTATGTTCTCTTCAATAATTTTATTGATGATCTCTCTGTCTTGATATCCAATTTCGAATGCTTGGTCAAGATTTACACCACCTCGCATATACCATACTAACTTGTATATGTATTTCCGTAACGCTTTTGACTCCCGGTCGTAATCATTAATTAGTTTGATTACTTCCTCATTGGTTAGAGTCAAAAGCGTTAGCCGAAAAAATTGGACATTTCAAATACCAGTGGAGTTTTATAGTCTTTAGTACAAGATTCGCATACCAACTCTACATTGTTAGTTGGTATACTACTTTTTATTTCGTTGATAGTGTCATTGACCTTGTTCCACACGACACGATCACAATTTTGAAAGAATTCATTTATGAATAATTCATTATCTACCACTGTGTGGGCATCTAGTTTGATGTAATTAATATTCCCAGCAACTTGTTCCACAGTTAGTTTGAGTAGATTTTTAAATAGTTCTTTGAACTTTTCTAATTTAGCTACTTCTTCTAGGCCTTCTTGATTAATAACTTGTAGTACACGTTGTTCTTCGTATGTTTTAATGCTTCTGTTATTAAACGTTTTGTAAGATTCTGGTTTTAGAACTACGATTAGATCGTTTATGTGTATTGGTTTATTCCATGTTGGAATGTCAGCATATTTGTCTAGCAATGATTGTAAATCAAGAGTATGTTCGTTTTTGTGCTTGCAGTGTGGACATATACTAACAAAATCCATGCCGTTGCCATATGTAGCTAATCTGATTGCTATTAGAATGTGATCAACATCACAAACTGGCGTATGCCAAGCATTTTTTATACTTGGCACACAACTTTGAATAACATCTACCGTCGATTGTCCGTTCAATAGTGCATCTGGTGTTTTAAGTGCTAGTTCATCACGTGCAGTCATGGCGAATACTGGGTATTCATTGGTAACTGTTTTTGATAAACTTCCTTCTGGCCACCATTCACCTTTACTTGGTAATTTTATGTAAAGTTGTGGTTGACGATAATATTTTTTTAGTGGATTTTCAGTTTGTTCGCTCATGGTAAATATTGCTAAATATATGTACTTATCATTAATTTTTAAGTTAATTTAAAATATGGCAATTTCCGAAGACGCACTAAATCAAGTTTTTCAAGCGATGGGTTTACTTGGGCCGCAAGCAGAATCTGCTGCTCGAAATTTATCCATGCTAAGTCGTTCATCTGATATGGCATCTAGTGCGCTACAAGCACAATCCGAAGAAATTAGCAGAATGCGAACTGAACAGGAACGCATGACACAGGGGTTAAAAAATGCTCGTAGTACATTAGGACAATTTGCAACAAATATACTGGATACTGCTGATAGCGTTTCTGGATCTGGTTCCGTATTTACTCAGATAAGTCCAATAATTAGTACTATTGGTTCTTTGGGAAAAGATGCAGCAGATGCACTGCCTAATTTCTTTACTACAGCCGGCACTGCTCTTGGAACGTTTATTGCTCCTGGAGCTGGTACTGCGGTAGGAGCAGCGATTGGAAATTTAGTAGATAAAATATTTAAAGGAACACTTGGTACTTTATTGCCAGTGGCAGCTAATATATTCAATCAATATTTAAAACAAGGTGAAAAGGTAATACAAGCATTTAACAGTTTAAGTACCGTTGGTGTTACCTTTGGTGGCAGTATTACTAACATGAATAAAATGATTGCAAATACTAATATGCCACTAGAAATGTTAGCTAAGATCGCTCAACAGAATGCGGAAAATTTAGCTTTGTTAGGTGGCGGTGTATCCGGCGCACTAGAAAGAGTTGCTAAAGCGGCAAGAAATGATTTAGGACCACAGCTAGTAACGTTGTATGGTGGTTTTGCTAATTTAGGCGACGAATTAGCTGAATATTTGGCTATGGAAAAACGTCGTGGTGTCACGGAAGATTTACTAAGTCAGCAAAACATCGAAGGTACTAAAGCATATCTTTATCAATTGAAAGAAATTAGTGCGTTAACTGGTAAGAGTAGTAAACAGTTAAAGGCAGAGTTAGAAGCTCGGGGTAGAAATGCAGCAGCACAATTGGCATATAGTAAAATGGATAGAAAACAAAAAGATCAATATGACAAATTGATGTTGAATGTGCCAGAAGGTTTAAAAGATTCTATGCAAGATGTGTTTCTATCGATGTCAAGAGGTATGCAACCAGTTAGTCGTTCGTTTATAGAGTTACAAGCAATGGCGCCAGAGGCAGCGAATGCGTTGGTAAGAATGTTTGAAGCCACAAAATTAGGTCCAGAAGAGTTTAATGCAGTTTTAACCAGAGAAGGTAAAAATCTTGCTACCGCAGGAGCACGATATACAGAAGCATATGGAGATATTTTGGTTCTGCAACAGGCAGGTAGAGTTTCAGCATCAGTCATACAAAGCTTGAACACAGTTTTAACTAGTATCAATTCTGATTCAGAGAGATTAAAAACATTAGGAGAAACATCCGCTACACTTGCTGCCGCAACTAGTACGTTGGCAGCAAATGCAACCGTTTTTACTCAATCCATTGAGGCTATTTATGATGCGCAAGCTAGTCTTGCTCGACGTTTAAATGAAACAGTCTTGGGTAATGTTGCAACTGGAGGAACCAAAATAAGAGAATTAGCTGCTGTTACTGTTTTTGCAACTGGCGCAGTGAAAAATTTAACAGATAATTTAGATAAATTAATTAATTGGATTTTAAGAAAAACTTCATCGACTACTGATGAAGGATTAGCTGCTGAGCGAAATACCGTAAACAGGCTTCAATTTTCACTTAACAGTCAACAAAGATCATTATATGATCTGGAGAAGGCAAAAACAGCAGCAAATAATCCAGATGATTTGTCGTACATTGACGATCAAATTCGAATACAAAGAGATATAATTGAAACTATAGAAAGTAAATTACGAACAGCCGAAGAAATTTTAGAAAGAGCCAAAGAAAAACGTGAAACTCAACAAGGTCGTGGGAATGCTGATGACTCTATATCCAGTTCATCTATTTCAAACACTGAAGAAGTTTCAGTAAAAACTGCAGGTGCAACTAAGTTGCAAATTGATCCTGAATCAATCGCAGCAGCACTTAAGCCAATGATAGATCATCAAAATATATTAATTAATGATTTGAAAATAGCACTCGCCTATCAAGGCGATGGAATAAACAGAGCAGTTAATAGAATGGCATAAATACGTAGAGGATTATTCATGACCTGGAAAAAATATTTTCGTGTTGCTAACTTATCGGGATCCGTTAGTCCGATAAATGGTTCTACTGGCAATCATTTCTCTTACAGAAACTATCAAAGTAACTTACCTGAAGTTTACATAGGACATCCAAACCGTATTGAACGTTATAATCAATATGAACAAATGGATCAAGATAGTGAAGTTAATGCCGCGCTAGATATTTTGAGTGAGTTCAGTACTCAAATTAATGAAGAAAATGGCACTGCTTTCAAATTTGTGTGGAAAGAAAAACCAACTGATAACGAAATTAAAATCATTAAAGAACAGTTAACTCAGTGGGTTAGTTTGAATGAACTTAACAAGCGAATCTTTAAAATGTTTCGCAATACCATAAAATATGGCGATCAAGTTTTCATTCGTGATCCAGAAACTTTTAAGTTATTCTGGGTTGAAATGAGTAAAGTCGTTAAAGTTATTGTTAATGAAGCTGAAGGTAAAAAACCAGAACAGTACATAGTAAAAGAGCTAGCACCTAATTTTGAAAATTTAACGGCTACACAACTAAACAGTAGTGATGTAAGTGTGAATCATCCACAAGTTGGTGGACCAAACGGTGCATATATACAACCTAAAACACCTTATAGTGGTGGTACAAGATTTAGTAAAGCACAAAATGAACAGGCAATAAATGCTGAACATATTGTACATTTGAGTTTAACTGAAGGTCTTGATTTTAGTTGGCCATTTGGTAATAGCGTATTGGAAAATGTATTCAAAGTATTCAAACAAAAAGAACTACTTGAAGATGCTATTATTATCTATCGTGTTCAACGTGCACCTGAGCGTAGAATTTTCTACATTGATGTAGGTAACATGCCTAGTCACATGGCTATGGCTTTCGTTGAACGTGTTAAAAACGAAGTACATCAACGTAGAATACCTACTCAAACTGGTGGTGGTCAAAACATGATGGACGCCACATACAATCCATTAAGTACCAATGAAGATTATTTCTTCCCACAAACTGCGGATGGTCGTGGCAGTAAAGTGGACACTCTTGCTGGCGGTTCAAATCTAGGCGAAATTACAGACTTGCACTTCTTTACTAATAAATTGTTCCGAGGATTGCGAATTCCTGCTAGCTATCTGCCCACTGGATTAGATGATGGTACAAGTAATCCTAACACATTCAGTGACGGTCGTGTTGGAACAGCATTGATACAAGAGTGGCGTTTTAATCAATATTGCATTAGATTACAGCGATCAGTTGCTGAAAAACTGGATCAAGAATTTAAAATGTTCATGCGGTGGCGTGGTATAAACATTGATGGTTCTTTGTTTGAACTACAATTCAATGAGCCTCAAAACTTTGCTAGTTATCGCCAAGCTGAAGTTGATGGAGCACGTATCACAAGTTTCACATCGCTAGAACCATTCCCATATTTAAGTAAGAGATTTTTATTGTCTAGATTCCTTGGTTTGACCGAAGAAGAAATGTCTGAAAACGAAAAACTTTGGGAACAGGAACAAGGCGATGCAGATAAATCTAAGCCTGATGCTGTTGGATTACGTAGCGTGGGTATTAGCCCAGGTGGTTTAGATATGGGTATTGATGCAGCAGAGACAGCAGCATTACCTCCAGGCGGTGAGGGCGGTGAATTGCCACCTGGTGAAGCAGGAGGAGCAGTGCCTGCTACACCGCCTGTTGCTGGTGGAGCACCTGGCGCTCCAGCTTTGTGATAAATAAATTTATGAATTTAATGGAATTATTAGAGCCCACACCAAGTGGTTATCGTTCAGAGAAAGAAGACAATACTTCTATAAAGTTGTCAGATACTAGAAAATTACGATTAACATTAGATCGTATTAGTAAGTTAAGAAAAATGAACGATACTAGAAAACTTGAACATGAGTTGAAGTTAGAAAAATTATCAACTCAATATAAACCACCCGCCGCAGCTGGTGGCGGTTTGCCAGGCATATAATTAATATATACACATAAAATTGTCAAAAAGTGCTCATAATGAGCACTTTTTTTATTATTAACTTAAATAATTATACTCAATTGGATATTTTTATAAAGGAATAAAAAATGTCAAAATACGAAAAGTTAATTGAATATATTGTTAATGAACAAGATGAAAAAGCCCGTGAACTATTTCATCAACTAGTTGTTGAACGTTCACGCCAAATTTATGAGTCATTAATTGATGAAGAAGATTTAGCTGAAATCGGCGGCGACGAAGTAGAAGATTTAGTTGACGAAATCACTGCTGACGAAGATGGCATGCTTGAAGCAGAGGATGATGACGACAGTGTAGGCATGGACGACGATGACATGGACATGGGGGATGCCGAAGACGAAGAAGACATGGACATGGAAATGGACGACGAAGAAGATTCAGAAGACATGGACATGGAAATGGGCGACGAAGAAGATTCAGAAGACATGGGTGACGAGGATCTAGAAAATCGTATCATGGACCTAGAAGATTCATTAGATGATCTAAAACGTGAATTTGAAGAATTAATGGGTCAAGGCGATGAAATGGGTGGCGACATGGACGCAAGCATGGATACAGACATGGACATGGACGCAGGCATGGACATGGAAGATGACATGGCAGAAAATTTAGAAGTTGTACCAGACTATGATCAACCTGACTCAAGGGGTAGTGTAGCTGAAGCCAGAAAAATGAAAAAAGAAGAAATGCTCAAAGATAAGAAAGCCAAGGCTAAAAAGAAAATGACCGAAGCTGAATGGATTCGTGAATATGTAGAAAAAATTGGTGAGCCATTTCCTGGTAAAAATTCAGAAACAGGTGAAGTAGGTGCTGGTGGTTCTGCGTCACTCAATACAAAAAGTATAGTTGCTGGCAAGAATGACATGGGTGGTACTACACAAAATATCGCACGTGGTGGTTCAGAATCTGATCCAAAAGGAACACCAAGTAATAAGCCAGGTGGTTTATTGAAAAAAGGTGGTGATCTAATTGGTAAAGTACAAAATAGTCCTGGTGCCAATGCTGGTAAAACCGGTTACAAAACTAGTGCTGGCAAAGAATACTCAAAAGCTCATGACAAAGAAGGTCAGACCACTGCAGGTTCTATGAGTGTAGACAAAAAGAGTTTGTTAGGACACTAAAGAGATAAACAATGTTATTGCTACAAGAACATTTAAGCTTTGACGGTGCAAGAATGGAGTTGATGACTGAATCAGCTCCAGACGGCAAGGGTAAAAATTTATACATGAAAGGCATTTTTGTACAGGGTGGTGTCAAAAATGCCAATCAACGTGTTTATCCCGTAGATGAAATTTCTAAAGCCGTTGAAAGTGTAATAAAACAAGTTAAAGGCGGTTACAGTGTTCTTGGTGAGTTAGATCATCCTGACGATCTAAAAATCAATCTTGATCGTGTATGTCACATGATTACTGACATGTGGATGGATGGACCAAATGGTTATGGCAAGTTAAAAATACTTAATACTCCTATGGGACAATTAGTAACAACTATGCTTGAATCAGGTGTTAAATTAGGCGTATCCAGCAGAGGCAGTGGTAATGTTAATGAAAGCACGGGTCATGTAAGTGATTTTGATATTGTAACGGTTGATATAGTAGCTCAACCAAGTGCCCCAAATGCATATCCTAAACCAGTTTATGAAGGCTTAATGAACATGCGACATGGTCATAGAGTATTAGAAATGGTTAAGGATGCAAATGCCAATGTAAGAGTCCAAAAATATTTGGCAGAGGAAGTAAAACGCCTCATTACGGACTTAAAAATTTAACAGGAGAATGATACATGTTTGACGCTATCAAGCCATTAATAGACAGTGGTATCATTAACGAAGAAACCAAGACAGCAATAAGCGAAGCTTGGGAGTCTAAGTTGAATGAAGCGAGACAACAACTTCGTGCGGAAATACGCGAAGAATTTGCTCGTAAATATGACCACGATAGAAGTGTAATGGTCGAAGCAATAGACAAAATGGTAACAGAAGGTCTCCAAGAAGAAATTCGTGAATTTGTGGAAGAAAAAACACAACTGTCAGCAGATAGAGTTCGTTTTACAAGAATGATGTCTGAAAACGCTAAAAAATTTGATAGATTCCTAGTTAAAAAACTAGCCGAAGAAATCAAAGAACTACGTGCTGATCGTGCCGCTCAGAAACAGAACATTAACAAATTAGAAAATTTTGTTATAAGTTCTTTATCTGAAGAAATTCAAGAGTTTCATCAAGACAAAAAAGATTTGGTCGAAACTAAAGTTAAACTCGTCAGAGAGGCAAAGTCAAAACTTGCCAACATACAAAAAGAGTTTGTACAACGTTCCGCTCGTCTTGTTAATGAATCTGTAACCAAAAATCTATCCGCTGAGATGTCACAATTGAAAGAAGACATCCAAATTGCTAGAGAAAACAATTTTGGACGTAAACTTTTCGAAGCTTTTGCTACTGAATTCGCCGTTACTCACTTAAATGAGAACAAAGAAATCGCTAAGTTGCAAAAAGCAGTTAAACAACGTGAAGCTATTATTGCAGAGGCTAAAAAAGCCGAGCATCAGAAAGCAACACTAATTGAATCCAAAGAACGCGAAATTCGTATTCTAAAGGAATCACAAGAGCGCAAAGAAACTCTTAACGAATTGCTTAAACCATTAAACAAAGAAAAGCAAGGCGTTATGATGCAGCTATTAGAGAATGTTCAGACCGAAAAATTAAGGTCTGCATTTGATAAGTATCTTCCAGCTGTTCTGAACAACCATTCTAGTACAACTAAGTCTGTAGAGAAATCTACGATGTTAGTTGAAAGTTGTACAGAAGTAACTGGTGATAAAACTGCTAAGGTCAGCGTTGAAACCGGTGATAATAATGTCATCGAAATTAAACGTTTAGCAGGGCTTAAGTAAACCCTAAAAAGGAAAAAGGAAAAATGACACAAGTATTACTAGAAGGCCGTTGGGGCGAAACTAAAGAAGCCCTGTTAGAAGGTCTACAAGGTTCTCGTAGAACCACAATGGGCGTTGTATTAGAAAATACTCGCAAAAATCTTCTTGAAAATGCAACCGCTGGTGCAACCGCAGCTGGTAACGTAGCAACACTAAACCGTGTAATTCTACCTGTTATCCGTCGTGTTATGCCAACCGTTATTGCTAACGAAATCGTTGGTGTTCAGCCAATGACTGGTCCAGTTGCACAAATTCACACACTACGTGTGCGTTATGCTGAAACAGCAACCGCAACCGCTCCAAGTCCATTCGACACAAGCACAACCGCTGGTGACGAAGCACTAAGCCCATTCAAGATCGCAACTGCATATTCTGGTAGTTTAACTACCGGTCGTGCAGCTAGCACATCTTCATTAGAAGGTGTACCAGGACGTAAAATCAACGTTCAAATTTTGAAACAAGTTGTTGAAGCTAAAACACGTAAGCTAAGCGCACGTTGGACATTTGAGGCTGCTCAAGACGCCCAAAGCATGCACGGTCTTGACATCGAAGCTGAAATCATGGCAGCACTTGCTCAAGAAATCACAGTCGAAATCGACCAAGAAGTTCTTGGTTCCCTACGTTCACTATCAGCTACAGATTTTGCCTATGATCAGGCTGCTGTATCAGGTACCGCAACATTCGTTGGCGATGAACACGCTGCACTAGCTGTTCTAGTTAACCGTGCTGCTAACTTGATCGCTCAGCGTACTCGTCGTGGTGCAGGTAACTGGGCAGTAGTATCACCTGCTGCACTAACTGTTCTACAGAGTGCTACAACCAGTGCATTCGCACGTACCACAGAAGGTACATTCGAAGCTCCAACAAATACTAAGTTTGTTGGTACACTAAACGGTGCTATGCGTATCTATGTAGACAGCTATGCTTCTGATACACAAGCTGTATTAGTTGGTTACAAGGGATCCAGTGAGGCCGATGCTGCTGCATTCTATTGCCCATACATTCCTCTAATGAGTTCTGGAGTAGTACTTGATCCAAGTACCTTTGAACCAGTAGTTGGATTTATGACAAGGTATGGCTACGTCGAATTGACAAATACTGCAAGTTCTTTAGGCAATGCTGGAGATTATCTATCAGAAATCTCAGTTGCTAACTTGAGCTTCCAGTAATTTTTACAAAATAGTAAAAATAAACCCGCTTCGGCGGGTTTTTTATTGACTTTAGCTTAATAGTATTATATTATGTAGACCTTACTAATATAAATACTTACATGAACAAATACGAAAAATGGTATAAAAATATCACAGAATCCGCTCAAAACAGGGTCACACACGAATACACCGAAACGCATCATATTTTACCTAAAAGTTTAGGAGGATCAGATGATGTCGTGAATTTAACGAGATTAACGGCTAGAGAACATTTTATATGTCACTGGCTATTGACAAAAATATATACTGAAGGTGAAGAACATTGGAAAATGGTTAATGCATTCAGAATGATGCGAGCAGAAAATCCAAGACAAAAACGATATACAACGAAGATAACAGCAAGAGTTTACTCCAATTTAAAAGAAGAATATTCAAAACTTCAGAGTCAACGATACAGTGGAGAAAAAAATCCCATGTACGGCGATAAGTTTTATCGTAGCAAGGAAGGATATCTTAAACACAAAGAAGCAATATCTGGTGATAAAAATGCTGCTAAACGTCCAGAAACACGAAAGAAAATATCAGAATCTAAAATTGGCAAAAAACGAGAGTCTTTTAGTCATGAATGGTTAGAAAATTTATCAAAAAATCACAAAAGTAAACAACCGGGATTTAATGGTAACATAAGTGCGGAAACTCGCAAAAAAATTGGCGATAAAATTCGTGGTAGAAAGCAAACGGAAGAAGAAAAGATTGCTAGAGGTATGGCAAATATAGGCAAAAAAAGAGAAAAGAAATTATGCCCACATTGTCAGAAACTTGTGGCAGTTAATGGATATGCACGTTGGCATGGCGATAATTGTAAGATGAGATAAATAAAAGTATAAATTTTCAATCGGGATGGGAAGACTAGGACACCTTCGGGTGTCCTTTTTACATTTAATGATAAATACATGTGTTCACTGAACTCTCGGAGCGCCACTCCGGGTAGCCTAGAACGCTAACAATTTAAAGGAAAGTAATAAAATGGCAAAGTTAAAAATACAACATACAAGAACAGGCGGAGCTGGTTACGAAGCGGGCGCAACTATAGTAGTGGACAGCTACGCAAATAATCAGAAATTAGATAGTGCGGGCACTGCATCAAGTAGTGGTAATTACGAAGGTGGTGTAGGTGGTTTTACAACTCAAACTATACCAACAATACAACCCACTGTTAAGGTACGTGGCGAAACTGCTACGTCTGGTAGCATACTTGCACAAAAAGGTGCACATAAATTTTTGGTATCAGATGAAAATACTGTACAAGATGAAGATATCGTCGCTGGGCAAGAATATAGAATTAGTTCGGTAAGTGGCACAGATTGGTCACAGTTTGGTGCAGGTTCCAATGCGAATACAAACGACATATTTACTGCCACTATTAATGGTTCAGCAGCTACTGTTGATAACGGAACAGTACAGAATGTTAGTACTTGCACATTAGTGAATTTAACTACTCCAACTGACGCAAATACCATGAGTATTCTTTGCACAGCAGCAACTTTTACTGATGGCACAATTGCAAATATAGGAGCTGGTACAATATCTGGTTATACAAATAGAACAGCAGCATATCTAACATGGACCACTGGCGCAGGTAGTTTATTTAAAGTAGGTCAAACAGTAAACCTTACAAATTCAAACGTATCAGGTGCATTCACAGTTGGTGAAATCAATACAACTACCAACTTGACTATCGTTACATCAACTGATCAAACATTTGCTTCCAATGCTTCTGCTGGTACAGTAACGTTCTTAGCAAGTAAGATTTCTAACAAATACGTATGGGACTTTTTAAGCGATGGCGAACCACACTCAAGCTCTGGTGGTGGATTCACTGGTGCAAATAATCCTAACAGATATCGTTATTGGTTTAGTAGTCCTAGTGATGTGTTTGTGCAGGTGGCAAACGCATGAGATGAATAATCTCATTTATATTTGAAAAATGGGCATAATGCCCATTTTTTCATTTTAGAATAAATTTCAGTTTGACTAAATACTAGAAATAGAGAAACAGTATGAGTGTAACTAAGAGAATCAATACGGGTGATTACACCATTGACACATTTAAGAATGATGGCAATCCTGATGGTAACGTCAATGTACTAACCCATACCCTAAAGATTTTTGGAAATCTTGAGGTTACTGGTAATACAGCGAATGTTCAAGCATTTGATACTACTAAACAAATATTTCAAATAAATGCTGACTTGACTACTGGAGATGCTCCAAGAACTGGAATAAATGGATTTGAAAACAATCGTGGAAACGTAAGTAATATAGGATTATATTGGTATGAATCTGGTGTGTATTCTGGTCAATGGGTAGCGAATAACTCAGTTGGTAACATAGGACCAATACTTACAAGTTACAACATTAAAATTGATCAAACAACTAATCAGCCAACGGGTGAAGCAGGTTACGTTGTACTTACTGGCAATACTGCTGGAGCCGGTGGTAGTGGTCTTTATGTAAATGCTGGTTCAACTTCCGATGAATTAGTTACGACTACTAAAATAAGAAAATACGGAATAATTTTTGGATAAATCATATGTCAATACAAAATGCAAATTTAACTACCACTACGTCTAACATTTATGTTAGTAGTGATTCCACCGCCGCAATGACCTTTTACTTTTCTAACTATACTACTTCAAGTAATGCCACCTTTAGTTTGTGGGCAGTGCCTAGTGGCAATCAACCTGGTAATTTAAATGTTTTATATAGTAATGTTCTTGTTGTAGCTGGAGATACATATGTGATGGATCGAGAAAGAATATTTTTAGAAAATGGTGATAGACTTTGCGGTTATGCTAATGCAAATAACACTATTTCTTGTACTCTAACATATACAACGGTGTAAAGTGATTTAAACATGGGACGTTCTGTAAAAAATCCTGAAATAGAAATAGCCACATTAAGTGCAACACAGGTACTATCAAACAATAGTCCTGTTTTGACTGTTGCCAACAGTACGTTTTCAAATACACTATATGTTGCTAAAAATGGCAATGATGCGAATGATGGTAAAAGTTTAGCTACACCCAAATTAACTATAAAAGCAGCTTGTGAGGCGGCAACGTCAGGAACCGCAATAAAAGTAGCTAGTGGTGTTTATACCGAAGATATGCCATTTGAAGTCCCAGCAAATGTAGCAATAACTGGAGACACTATTCGTAGCGTTTTTGTGCAGCCTAGTACGTCAAGTAATGATATGTTTTATATGCGTGGTGGAACTTATATATGGGGCATAACTGTTCAAAATTATTTAGGTGCAGCTTTTAGTTTTCCACCAGGTGGTATTTCTGAGCCAGTTACAGTAAGTCCATATATACAGAATGTAACAAGTTTTACTACAACTGGAACTACAGTATTAATAGATGCAAATAAAACATTGAATGTTATAAGCACTAGAGCATTTATTTTAGGTTTTATTACTAGTATAAATCGCGGCGGTTATGGCTTAATAATGCAAAATCGTGCATATAGTCAATCAGTTAATTTATACACCATTGGCTGTGATGTTGGTATAAAAGTTGAATCTGGTAGTTTCTTAACACTTAATGGTAGTGACAATGGTATTGGTAATTATGGACTGTGGGCTGATGGCATTGATCAACAATTTACAGGTAATGTATTAGGAAATATTCAAGTAGGAGCTACTAGCTGTAATATAGCGCAAGTAACTTCGCCGCCCAGAACAAATAATGGTATATTATTTGCAGGTGATACTAATATGTATTTTATAACTACATTTAGTAATATTACTGCTAATTACGGTGGTACACATGGTAATGTATGGAATGTAAATATTTCATCAAGATTTAGCACTAATACTGGAAATATTATTTCTAATTCAACCGCTACAACAGGATATCAAGTGAGTACAATTAGTGCGAGTGCTCATACTTTTGAATACGTCGGAGCTGGTACTAATCCAGCAACTGCATTACCACAATACGGTGGTATACCAATACCCGCTAATGAAGTTCGTGAAACAAACTATGGGCGTGTGAACTTCACAAGCACCGATCATAAAGGTGATTTTAGAATAGGTCCAGGATTATCAGTAGTTCGAGCGACTGGCACTATTGAGGGTGATGATTTTAATAGAAGTTTGTTTGCAGTAATGACACCCTATATATTGTCAATAGAAGGATAAAAAATGGCAACACCAATTAATACGTTTAAAACCGTAACGGCAACATTAACAACAACTAACGAAACACTGTACACCACACCGGCAATTACGTCTACAATAATATTAATGGCTCAAGTTGCTAATATTGATACTTCTCCGGCAACAGTGTCTGCTAGTCACTATGATGATGCAAGTTCAACTGAAACGGAATTAATAAAAGATTTTACAGTACCAGTTGCGGATGCTGTTGGTATTTTAGTTGGTAAATTAGTATTAACTGCGGGGCAAAGTTTTAAAGCTAGTTCTAATACTAATAGTGCATTAAAAATTACTCTAAGTTTATTGGAAACAAAGTAAAATATGTCTAAAATTAGTAACAATCTCATAAGCGGTAGAGTACCGAAAACTCCAAGTGCTAATGCTGATCCAGGTAGATATACCTTCCTTGGATTAAGTGACGCTGAACCCGATCTTGGATTACCGTCGGGTAATGGCTATGTTCTTATCGGTAATGTTGATGGTTCAAGAACATGGGCTAATGCTGCTGATTTATTATCCGGTGGTGCAGGTAATGTATCGTTCAATGGTGGTGCAATATTTGGTGGAAATTTAGAAGTAAACGGTAGTGGATTTTTCGGTGGAAATTTAGAAACAAACGGCAATGGTTCTTTCGGTGGAAATTTAGACGTAAACGGCAATGGTTCTTTCGGTGGAAATTTAGCCGTAAACGGCAATGGTTCTTTCGGTGGAAATTTAGACGTAAACGGTGATGGCAATTTTGGTGGCAATTTAAATGTAAATGGTGATGGTTTCTTCGGCGGCAATGTAGAAATTTTAGAGGATTTAATTGTTCGCGGTAATATTTATGGCAATCATTTAATTATCAATAATAGTGGCACATTTGGAACAACATTGATCGCCAATGGGGGTTTACAAAGCACGATAATAGGTAATATTAATCCTGCTGCGGCATTCTTTACTACTGTAAATGTAGGAAATATTTCTATAATTGGTAATACCATAAGTTCTACGAATGTGTTGGCGAACTTAGAAATAGTTCCAGGTCTTAACAAATTAGTAACAATAAACACAACTGGGGCTTTGACTTTACCAGTTGGATCTACTGGAGACAGATCATCAATTACGGCAACGGGTGCAATCAGATATAACACTGATACGACTGTACTAGAATATTATAATGGAACTGATTGGATTCCAGTTTCCGGCCTAGTTACAGAACAAATTATTCAGGGAAATAATTCGGCAACATATCCACTAAATCAAGTAACGACTGCCGAAGGTATTTTGGCAATACAGGGTAATGTTGTATTGCAACCAAATGTTGACTATACAGTAAGTGGAAATGCAATAACTTTTGCTTATAATGTAGGTGTAACTGATCCTTATGTTGACATACGATTCTTAAGTGCTGGTCAAACTCTAGTAGTGGCTAGTGCTGCTGGAGCAAATACACAAGTAATGTTCAACGATGCTAATGTGTTAGCAGGAAGTACAGGATTTACATTCGAAAAACAAGCAAATTTGTTAACAGTAGCAGGTAATGTTGATGCAGAATACTTTCTAGGTAATGGTTATTTCTTGTCTGGATTACCAGGTGGTACAAGAATAGAAAATGGTTCTAGTAATGTTATTGTCTATTCAAGTGGAAATGTAGCAACAAGTATTGCTGGCATTTCAAATGTTTTTGTTGTTAATGCTGCTAATTCTACATTTACAAGCAATGTAATAGCAAGTGATTATTTTTATGCAAATGGTGTAAGAGCGGTAGGCCCTCAAGGACCAACTGGACCACAGGGAGCGCAAGGTCCGCAAGGTCCTTCGGGAGTTTCTGGACCACAAGGATCACAAGGACCAAGAGGAGTGCAAGGTCCTCAGGGACCACAAGGACCAAGTGGCGCACAAGGACCACGTGGCCCTAGCGGAGCTACCGGAGCGTCTGGTCCTCAAGGACCTACTGGTGCCACTGGTCCTATAAGTACCGTACCTGGTCCATCTGGTCCTCCAGGACCACAAGGACCTACTGGTGCAGCAAGCACTGTTCCGGGTCCACAAGGACCTTCTGGACCTTCTGGTTCTCAGGGACCACAAGGTCCTCAGGGACCACAAGGTGTAGCGGGTGGCGTTGGAACACAAGGACCTCAAGGACCTCAAGGACCTATAGGTAATTTAGGTGCGCAGGGACCACAGGGTAGTCAAGGTCCACAAGGACCTCAAGGTGATCGCGGTCCACAAGGGCCGCAAGGTTCTCAAGGTCCACAAGGACCTCAAGGACCTAGTGGTGTGAGTAATGTACCTGGACCACAAGGAGCACAGGGACCTCAGGGACCTACTGGACCGCAAGGACCACAGGGAGCGGCAAGTTCTGTGCCTGGACCACAGGGCCCACAGGGTCCACAGGGTATACAAGGTCCACAAGGCCCAGTGGGTACACAGGGACCACAAGGACCCGTTGGTGATAGATATGCCACGACAAGTAGCACTAACTTTGCAATACCTACTTCTCATCCAACACAAGTAACATTTTTTGTTGAAACTGGTTTAGCTTATATAGCTGCTCAATCAGTTACAATATCTTATGACTCAAGTAACTATTGGATAGGCACAGTGTCATCTTATACTTCTGGCAATGGAAGAATGATAGTTGACTCAGTGTCAAACATAGGAACTGGAACATATAGTAGTTGGCAAGTTGCACTTTCGGGCGCGGTCGGTGCAACTGGTCCACAAGGTCCTTCTGGACCTCAAGGACCACAAGGTCTTTCTGGACCACAAGGTTCACAAGGACCACAGGGTATACAAGGCCCACAGGGTATACAAGGCCCACAGGGTATACAAGGCCCACAAGGACCTCAGGGCATACAGGGACCTCAGGGACCGCAAGGCCCACAGGGCATACAAGGACCACAAGGACCTCAAGGCATACAAGGACCACAGGGCATACAAGGTCCACAAGGAACGCAAGGCCCACAGGGCATACAAGGACCACAAGGACCTCAAGGTATACAAGGGCCACAAGGACCGCAAGGACCACAGGGAGCAGCAAGTTCTGTGCCTGGACCACAAGGCCCTCAGGGCCCACAAGGACCACAGGGTATACAGGGACCACAGGGTATACAGGGACCGCAAGGATCACAGGGTATACAGGGCCCACAGGGGCCACAAGGGCCACAGGGCATACAAGGACCACAAGGTATACAGGGACCACAGGGACCGCAAGGCCCACAGGGATCGCAAGGACCACAAGGACCCGTTGGTGATAGATATGCAACAACAAGTAGCACAAACTTTGCGATACCTTCTTCTCATCCAACAACAGTTACGTTTACTGTAGAAGTTGGATTAGCCTATATAGCTGCTCAGTCAGTAACTGTTTCTTTTAATGTAAGTAATTATTGGATAGGTACAGTGTCATCATATGCTTCTGGTAATGGAAGAATGATAGTTGATTCAGTATCAAATGTTGGTTCAGGAACATATAATAGTTGGCAAGTTGCACTTTCGGGTGCGGTCGGCGCAACTGGGCCACAAGGACCTTCTGGACCTCAAGGACCACAAGGACCACAGGGTATACAAGGACCACAAGGACCTCAAGGCATACAAGGACCACAAGGACCACAGGGTATACAAGGACCACAAGGACCACAAGGACCACAGGGTATACAAGGACCACAAGGACCACAAGGACCACAGGGCATACAAGGGCCACAAGGTCCACAGGGCATACAAGGACCACAAGGACCACAAGGTCCACAGGGCATACAAGGACCACAAGGACCACAAGGACCACAGGGTATACAAGGACCACAAGGGCCTCAGGGTCCACAAGGACCACAGGGAGCAGCAAGTTCTGTGCCTGGACCACAAGGACCTCAGGGCATACAAGGACCACAAGGACCTCAGGGGATACAGGGACCTCAGGGATCGCAAGGACCACAGGGCATACAAGGACCACAAGGACCGCAAGGACCACAGGGTATACAAGGACCACAAGGCCCACAGGGTATACAAGGACCACAAGGACCACAAGGACCACAGGGATCGCAAGGACCACAAGGACCCGTTGGTGATAGATATGCAACAACAAGTAGTACAAACTTTGCAATACCTATCTCTCATCCTACAGAAGTCACATTTATCGTGGCGACGGGTTTAGCTTATATTACTGCGCAATCAGTTACAATATCTAATAACTCAAGTAATTATTGGATAGGTACAGTGTCATCGTATGCTTCTGGTAATGGAAGAATGATAGTTGACTCAGTATCAAATGTTGGTTCAGGAACATATAATAGTTGGCAAGTTGCACTTTCGGGTGCGGTCGGCGCAACTGGGCCACAAGGACCTTCTGGACCTCAAGGATCACAGGGACCACAAGGACCACAAGGCATACAGGGGCCGCAGGGTATACAGGGACCACAAGGTCCACAGGGTATACAAGGGCCACAAGGTCCACAAGGACCACAGGGCATACAAGGACCACAAGGACCACAGGGCATACAAGGACCACAAGGACCAAGAGGTTTACAAGGCCCTCAGGGTCCACAAGGACCACAGGGCATACAAGGGCCGCAGGGATCACAAGGACCGACTGGACTTGGATATGAAACATTGACTTCATCAACTTCCGTTTCGATCGGAAATGGAACTAAAACTTTTACAGTAAATAAGTCAAATACACAAAGTGCATTTACAGTAGGTCAACGAGTTAGAATTATTTACACAATTATTCCAACAACTTATATGGAAGGATTAATAACTACATATAGTGGAACAAATTTTGCAATTAATTCAGTATATACCTCTGGATCTGGAACTTTTGATTCATGGACTATAAGTGCAGTCGGTGATGTTGGAACACAAGGATCACAAGGACCACAGGGTATACAAGGACCACAAGGCCCACAGGGTATACAAGGGTCACAAGGACCTCAGGGAATACAGGGACCACAGGGACCACAGGGTATACAAGGACCAAGAGGTCCAGTGGGGGATACATATTCAACAACATCTAGCAGTTCGCTTTTAAATTCTACTGGTGAAAAAACTCTTCAAATAGGAACAGGCTTAGCTTATTCGATAGGACAAGCTGTAATTATTGCAAATTCTTCCAGTAATTACATGATAGGAACAGTGACCTCATACTCTGATTCTACATTAATTGTTAATGTAACTATAGTAGCAGGTGTCGAAACCACATTTAGTTCTTGGACAGTAAATTTAAATGGTGCAGTAGGTGCGAGTGGACCTCAGGGACCACAAGGCCCACAGGGACCGCAAGGTATACAGGGACCGCAAGGACCACAGGGCATACAAGGACCTCAAGGGCCACAGGGACCACAGGGCATACAAGGACCTCAAGGGCCACAGGGCATACAAGGGCCACAAGGACCTCAAGGACCGCAGGGCATACAAGGACCACAAGGACCACAAGGACCACAGGGTATACAAGGACCACAAGGGCCACAAGGACCACAGGGTATACAAGGACCACAAGGGCCACAAGGCATACAAGGACCTACTGGACCACAAGGATCACAAGGACCACAAGGACCACAGGGCATACAAGGACCACAAGGACTTCAAGGACCGCAGGGCATACAAGGACCGCAGGGCATACAAGGACCACAAGGACCACAGGGTATACAAGGACCACAAGGACCACAAGGACCACGTGGTTTACCTGGTGATGCAAGTACAGTACCTGGACCACAAGGCGCACAAGGACCACAAGGTCCACAAGGACCACAGGGCATACAAGGACCACAAGGACCACAAGGACCACAGGGTATACAGGGACCACAAGGACCACAAGGACCACAGGGTATACAGGGACCACAAGGACCGCAGGGAATACAAGGACCACAAGGACCCCGTGGTTTACCTGGTGATGCAAGTACAGTACCTGGACCACAAGGCGCACAGGGACCACAAGGACCACAAGGACCACAGGGCATACAAGGACCACAGGGACCCCAAGGCATACAAGGCCCACAAGGACCTCAAGGCATACAAGGCCCACAGGGAGCACCAAGTTCTGTACCTGGGCCACAAGGCGCGCAGGGGCCACAAGGACCACGTGGTTTGCAGGGACCACAAGGACCACAAGGACCACAAGGACCACAAGGAAATCCAGGAAGTGACGCATATAACACTGGAGTTCTTTACCAGTGGAGTAACAACACCACGGACTCTGATCCAGGTACTGGAAAAATAAAATACAGTAGTGGTACAATTGGGTCAGTCACAACATTATACATTAATGATATTGATTATTTTAATGGTATAAATCAGTCCGCTTTCATAGGAGAGTGGGATGACTCTACAACAACAACTGATAGAGGATATTTAATTATCCGTGGGGCAGCGGCAACTCAAACAACAATTAATATATTTAAAATTACCGGAGCCTCAGTAGATTCTACTAATTATTGGAAAATAACTGTAACGTATATATCTGGTTCAATTCCAACAAATAATGAAATATTATCAATATCTTTCACTAGAACAGGTAATTTAGGAGTACAGGGACCACAGGGACCAACTGGTCCACAAGGCCCACAGGGAGCAGCAAGTTCTGTCGCTGGACCACAAGGACCACAAGGACCAAGAGGTCTTCAGGGACCACAAGGACCACAAGGACCACAGGGCATACAAGGACCTACTGGACCACAAGGATCACAGGGCCCGCAAGGACCTCAGGGCATACAAGGACCTACTGGACCACAAGGATCACAGGGCCCGCAAGGACCGCAGGGCATACAAGGACCTACTGGACCACAAGGCCCAACTGGACCACAAGGTCCCACTGGACCACAAGGTCCAACTGGTCCTAGTACCATCATAAATGCAACCGATACTGCATCAAATTCTACTTTTTATCCAGTTTTAGTTCCTGCAGTTGGATCAAGTCAAATTGCATATGCCGATGATCCTGGCTTAAGATACAATCCAGGAACGGGTAACTTAAACATATCCGGAGCTAGTGCAGGTAATGTCATTATTGGAGGTAAATTTTTTGGAACTGCTACGTCTGCACAATATGCCGACCTTGCTGAATTATACATAGCTGATGCAAATTACAGTCCAGGCACAGTATTAGAGTTTGGCGGAACAAAAGAAGTAACTATAACTACGACGAATATGTCTACTTCGGTTGCAGGAGTAGTTAGTACAAATCCAGCTTATTTAATGAATAGCGAACTGTCATCAACTCATGTAGTAGCTGTCGCGTTACAGGGTAGAGTTCCAGTTAAAATTATCGGTTCTGTCAAAAAAGGTGACATATTAGTATCTGCTGCAAATGGATTCGCACAAGCATGCAGTAGTCCAGTTGTGGGTAGCGTAATAGGAAAAGCGTTAGAAGATTTTACTGCAAATAATGATAACTTAACATCAGTTATAGAAATAGTAGTAAAACACTAATTAATTAGTATCACATGAAATAAAAAGGACAAATTAAATTTGTCCTTTTTGCATTAACTGATAAATCTCTTTTTGCTAAATATACTTATAGATTTATTGGATTACACGATGTCCCAGAGAATAATTGATTTAGGCACAGGACCAGATAGTCAAACAGGTGATGATCTATACTCGGCCTTTACAAAAATCAATGAAAATTTTAATGAATTATTCAGAGTTTTTGAACCAGGAATTCTGGAAATTTTTGTTCCTGCGTATAAAGTAACAACTTTACGATATGCGAACACCACACCTAAAACAATAAATTTGTCTCTTGATGCATCAAATAATATTATTGATGATATATCGACAGCATTTAATAAAACTAATCAAAATTTTAATGCGATTTATAATGTTTATAACAATATAGTTGTTAGTAGTCCAAAACTTTATCCAAAATTAGTTAACTTAGGTAATAATCAGAGTGATGATTTTTATGTTGCGTTTACAAAAATAAACGAAAATTTTACAGAATTATTCAATATTTTTAATTCAATCATATTATCTCATTTACCTATAGTTGAAGTATCTTCAGAATCTCCGGAAGAAGAATTAATACTTTTAGAGGAAGATCAACCTAATTTAGAAATTAATGAAATTATAGAGGAAGAATCACAAGACGAGTCATTAAATGAATTTCCAATGTTGTTAAGTGTCGAAGAACAGCCCGTAATTTCTAGTATTGAAGTTTTAACTATACAATCAAATAATTATTTAATTGACTTAGGAGAAGGTCCAAATACTCAAACAGGTGATGATTTATATGTTGCATTCAGTAAGATAAATCAAAATTTTACGGAATTATACAGTGTTTTTCAAGGCAATGGCATCACTGAGATAAATGCTAATGTTATTGTTTCCAACAACATTTGGAATAGCGGTAATGTAAGAACCAATGACGTATTTGCATATGGAAATATTGAAACTGTTGGATATGTAATAACAGCTGGAGCTTTTTATCCTAACGGCGAACCTATTGGTAGTGGTGCTATTACAACTATCACTAATCTAATCCCTACTGCTAATGCGATTTATACACTTGGTAATGTTGATTACAACTTTTCTAATTTATATTTAAGTAATAGTCTTGTAATTTCTGGTGCAAATGTTTCAGTACAGGGTGGTCAACTATTTATTGATGATGAACCAGTAGGTAATTATAGTAATGTTAACGTAGCATCGTATTTGCCAATATATACTGGCAACACATCAGCAATATTAACAACTTCATCTCAACCATACATAACGCAACTAGGCACATTAACAAATTTAGATGCATTAACTGCTAATATTAATGGTAATTTATTAGTACAAGGAAATTTAAGTGTACAAGGCAACATAACATACTTTAATATACGTGATTTGTCTGTTGTTGATCCGATCATTACATTGAATACTGGACCAAATGGTGCACCGTTAATATATGATGATGGATTTGATAGTGGTGTAAGAACTTATTACTATGATACAGAAAATAAATCTTCATTTTTTGGTAGAAAAAACTCTACGGGCTATTTCGAATACTATAGTAATGTAGAAAGTGAAATAGGCAATATTGTTTCTGGTACTTACGGCACTATTAAAACTGGCAATTTAATATTAACGTCTGATGCAAATGTTTCTGGAAATATCACGGGAAATTATTTTCAGGGAAATGGTAGATTTTTAACTGGTATAGATACGACAAGCATACAAAATGGTACTAGCAATGTAAAAGTTTTTACAGATGGAAATGTAGTAGTAACCGTTTCTGGAACTCAATCTTGGACGTTTACAACAGGAGGTAATTTAGACACTCCTGGTAATTTAAATGTTAGTTCAAATATTACAGCACAAAATTTTATTGGAAATGTTGTTGGTAATATATCTGGAAATATTAGTTCAGCGGGTGCTAACACACAAGTTTTATTCAATGATGAAAGTATAATTAACGGAACAGCTGGGTTTACTTTTGATAAATCGTCCAATAGTGTAACAATACTTGGTGATTTAACTGCGTCTGGTCAAGCCTATTTGTCAAATCTAACTATTTTAGACAATACGATTTATGTCATAAATTCAAATGATAATATTGTATTACAGCCAGATGGAACGTCTAATGTTTATATTGGCCAAATAGGTCAAAATAATCAATTAGTCGTTTCTGGAAATATCAATACCTCTGCAAATGTTGTTGTAGCTGGCCAGACTGTGATAGATTCTAATGGCAATGTAGTTACTCAACGACTTCAAGATAGTGGTGTAGAATCTGGTACATATGGGAATGCTAGTGCTGTTCCAGTTATAACAGTTGATACTAAGGGTAGAATTACATTAGCAAATACTACACCAGTTGCTGGTGTGAGTAATGTTACATATGATATAACAACCAGTAATCTATCTGTATTTACAAGTGCTGGAACAACTTTTTCTGTAAATTTAGGTGTAGGCACTCAAAATAGTCCCACATTCTCTGATGTTTTTGTAACAAATAATGTAAGTGCCAATTCTGGTACATTTACTGGCAACATTTCGGCAGATACGTTAAATGGAAACATAAGTGGTACAACTGGCACGTTCACGGGCAACATCTCAGCGGACACTCTAAATGGAAACATAAGCGGTACAACTGGCACGTTCACGGGCAACATCAGTGCAAACAATTTAAACGTAGCTACTTTAATAACATCGAATGAAATTATCGCCTCGTTTATTGGTAATTCTACATCATTAATTACCGGGACTTTAGTAACAGCAAGTCAATCCAATATAACATCGGTTGGATCATCACTTACTATCGGCGAATTTAATATTTCAAATAATACAATATCTAGTACTAGTGATACTATAACTATTGAACCTGCAAATGTTGGAAGCACTGGAAATGTAATTATTCAGGGAAATTTACGTGTAACTGGAAATTTAACTTACATTGATAGTACGATATTTACAGTTAATGATAAAGATATTTTACTTGCAAATAATACGTCAAATATATCCGATCTTAATGACGCTGGTATTTTGATAGGTAATTCTAATGGTGCTAGTTTAATAACTTTAAAATATAGTACATCTCTAAATAGTTGGCAAACTAACGTTGCATTTTCTCCTTTAGGTAATGCAATATTAAATTTGGGCAATACCACTGCATATTGGGCTAATGCCTATATAGACACGTTAAATTCTACAAGCATATCTGGATTAATTACTACATCTGATCAGCCCAACATAACAAATGTTGGAACGTTAATTGGATTAAGTCTAAGTGGTAATTTGATAGGTACTAATGTCTTAGCAAATTCTATTATATTGAATAATTCATTAACCGCTAATTCTTTATCTATCAATAATAACGCCAATATAGGTTCAAGTTTAAATGTCACTGGAAATGTAATAGCTGGCAATGTTATAACTTCTGGCGAATTTTTTTACGCTAACGGATTACAGGCAGTAGGACCACAGGGACCACAGGGTATACAAGGGCCACAGGGACCACAGGGACCTCAGGGTATACAAGGACCACAGGGACCGCAAGGCCCACAAGGTATACAAGGACCACAGGGACCTCAGGGTATACAAGGACCACAGGGACCTCAAGGGCCACAAGGTATACAAGGACCACAGGGACCTCAGGGTATACAAGGACCACAGGGACCTCAAGGGCCACAAGGTATACAAGGACCACAGGGACCTCAAGGGCCACAAGGTATACAAGGACCACAGGGACCTCAAGGGCCACAAGGTATACAAGGACCACAGGGACCTCAGGGCATACAAGGACCACAGGGCATACAAGGACCACAGGGTCCACAAGGACCACAGGGCATACAAGGGCCACAGGGTCCACAAGGACCTCAGGGCATACAAGGACCACAGGGACCTCAGGGTATACAAGGGCCACAGGGACCACAGGGACCTCAGGGTATACAAGGGCCACAGGGACCACAGGGACCTCAGGGTATACAAGGACCACAGGGACCGCAAGGCCCACAGGGCATACAAGGGCCACAGGGTCCACAAGGACCTCAGGGCATACAAGGGCCACAGGGACCACAGGGACCTCAGGGTATACAAGGACCACAGGGACCGCAAGGCCCACAGGGCATACAAGGGCCACAGGGTCCACAAGGACCTCAGGGCATACAAGGGCCACAGGGAC